GGACCTCGACTTCGACCGCGAGAGAAAGCTGTTCATCGAATGAGCACCATCACACTCCGCCGCGCCACCCGCCCCGATCTGGCCGCGCTCGCCAAGCGCGTCGAGCGTCTCGCCCCATCGCACCGGGACCCGGAGGCCTTCCACGCCGAGAAGTCGGAGATCGTCGCCGAGCTCCGGCAGGCCGACCGCGAGATCCAGGGGAAGCGCTGATGCCAGCCCGGAAGATGCCGCCGATCACGCTCGCCCGCACCGCCGGTCCGGAACAGCACGACGCCCACTGCCTGACCCGGCAGGAGCACTTCGGCGCCATTGATCGCCGCATCCAGGCAGCCCGCCGCGGCATCCCCCTCGTCGCCGAAGCGATGATGGCCCGCCGCATCACCGCAGAAACCGCCCTCGAGCAATTCTCCCGCGGCGTTTCCGGTCTCGGCCACAGGGTGCCGGACACCCCCACCGTCGAACGCCTCATGCAGGCCAAGGGCGAGGCCTCGGTCAACTTCGGGCTGGACTCGGTCGTGGTCTACGACGAGCACAACGAGCCCCGCGTCGAGCGCCATCCCGTGATCCGCACCCGGATGACCGACAGCCCGGTGGAGATACTCGCCAAGCGCCGGCTCCTCTCCCGCGACCCCGAACAGAACGCCGCCTACCTCAAGGCCTGCCGCCAGCTCCTGCAGGACTGGACTGACGCCGGGCTATCGGCCATCGGCTCCATCGACTTCGAGAAGGACGTCCGCAAGGGAACACCGCCAACCCTGTTCCGCTCCGAGGCCCAGGTTGACGCCTTCATGGCCTACCACGGCGCAATGCGGTGCCTGACCCCCGACGAGCGATCCATCGTCCATGCCATCGTCATTGACGAGACACCCGTGCCCATGGTCGGCCACAAGATGCTGGCGATCCGCTCCGCCAAGCCCGCACAGGCCGCCGCCCTCTGGCTCTTCCGCCAGGCGCTCTACCGGCTCGCACTCGCCTACGGCTTCCTGCAGCCCGCCTATGTCGATCCGCCTGTTTTGGAACCCGCTTGACAGCGGTGCACCATCCGTGATTCCGAATAGGCATCGCCAGACGCACGCCCGGGGCCCCGAATCGCCGCCGGGACTCCACCAAACGGTGAGGGCGATAATCCCATGAGTTCCTCCGTCTTCAAGGACATCACAGGCCACACCTTCGGGAGGTGGTCCGTCCTCGGCTATGCCGAGAAACGAGGGCGAAAGCACTATTGGTCGTGCCGATGCTCCTGTGGGAACGAGAAGGTCGTCCACGGAGAGCACCTCAAGGAGGGCCGGTCTCGTAGCTGCGGTTGCCTCAACCGCGAGGCACAGAAGGCGTCGTTTGAGAAGCATGGCGGCGCCGCTTTCGACAAGGCAAAGCGCCATCCGCTCTACGCGACTTGGTGCGGCATCAAGCGCCGCTGCTACAACCCTGGTGTTGACGGCTACGCCTACTACGGTGGCCGTGGCATTACGGTCTGCGATGAGTGGCGGTCCGATTTCGCACGCTTCGCGGCCGACATGGGTCTGAAGCCGACACCGCGTCATTCCATCGACCGCATAGACCCTGACGGGCCGTACTCACCGGCAAATTGCCGCTGGGCGACGATCAAAGAGCAGCGTCAAAACCGAAGCGGGCAGAGGTAGTTTCTTGACCACAGGAAAAGGTGGACGGCCTCCGGCAATTCAAGCCGACGCCAAGACGCTCAAGGTTATCCGTGGGCTCGGCGAGATACAGGCCACCACCCGCGAATGCGCCGCTGTGATGGGTGTGTCGCACCAGACCCTCATCGCCACCTTTCAGCGGCTGCCCGAACTGGCACGCGCATATGAGGCCGGCAAGGAAGAGGGCAAGGTCTCGCTTCGGCGAACCCAGTTCCGCTTGGCCCAGACCAACGCCGCCATGGCGATTTTCCTCGGCAAGAACATCCTCGATCAGACCGACAAGCAGGACATCACGGCCAACGTCACGCAGGACGTGAACGTGACCGACGCGAGGTCGAAACTTGAACATCTCATCTCTCGCCACGCTGAGTCCGGCGTCGAGGGCGGCTCTACTCGCAAGCCTAACTGAGGACGAGTGCGAGTCCCTGCTGCACGACTGGCGGTTCTTCGCCAGGCCCAGCCAGCTACCCCCCGATGGCGACTGGCAGACGTGGCTCATTCTCGCCGGCCGCGGCTTCGGCAAGACCCGCACGGGATCGGAGTGGGTCCGCGAACAGGTCAGGCTCGGCGCCTCGCGCATTGCATTGATCGCGCCCACTGCATCCGACGCCCGCGACGTTATGGTCGAGGGTGAGAGCGGGCTGCTCTCGGTCTGCTGGGGCGGGGACAAGACCTACGACGGCGTGATGGTCGGCCGCCCGGCCTATGAGCCATCGAAGCGCCGCCTGACATGGGCCAACGGAGCAATGGCAACCCTGTTCTCGGCAGAGGAGCCGGAACGCCTCCGCGGCCCGCAGCACGAGATCATGTGGGCCGACGAGTTGGCCGCGTGGAAGTACCTGCGTGAGACTTGGGACATGGCGATGTTCGGCCTTCGCCTTGGCACCCGGCCCCGGATCTGCATCACGACGACGCCGAAGCCGCTTCCGGTGGTCCGCGAGATCATCAAGGACACGCGCACCGTCGTCACCCGCGGATCGACGTTCGACAACGCCCAGAACCTGGCCCCGGCCTTCCTGCAGGCCATCAGGGACAAGTACGAGGGCACCCGGCTCGGCCGGCAGGAGTTGAACGCCGAGATCCTCGATGATGTCTCCGGCGCGCTCTGGACCCGCGAGATGATCGACAAGGCGCAGGTCCGCGCCCGGCCCGACATGACCCGCATCGTGGTCGGCGTGGACCCGTCCGGCACCAAGGGCGCCGAGGACGGCGGGGACGCCATCGGCATTGTGGTCGTCGGCAAGGGCGTGGACGGCAACGCCTACGTCCTGGCGGATCGCACCTGCAAGCTATCCCCCGATGGCTGGGGCAAGCGGGCTGTTCAGGCCTACCACGAGTTCAAGGCCGACCGGATCGTGGCCGAGCGCAACTTCGGCGGCGCCATGGTCGAGCATGTCATCCGCACCGTGGATCCCAAGGTCTCCTATCGGGAGGTCACGGCATCACGGAGCAAGGTGGTTCGCGCTGAGCCGGTGGCCGCGCTCTACGAGCAGGGCAAAGTCAAGCACGTCGGCGGGTTCTCCGAACTTGAGGACGAGTGCTGCGCCATGACCGCAGACGGCTTTGTCGGTGACGGCTCGCCGAACCGCGTGGACGGCCTGGTCTGGGCCATCACCGAACTGATGCTGAATGCAACGACGCAGGCTGGCGTCTTCCTGACATCGAGGAACCGCTGATGGGCATTCGCTTCGTCCTGAACAGTGCGAGCCGAAGCCTGGCCACGATGTTCCCGGGGTTCTTCCCGACCGCGAAGCACAACCACTACGCGGACTTCGGCTGGCCGGAGAGCGTCGAGTTCAGGCAGTTCTTCGACATCTACACCCGCAACGGCATCGCGCGCGCCGGGATCGATCGCACGATCCTGAAGACGTGGCAGGACATGCCGTTCCTCCTCGAAAAGGAGCGGGACGGCAGCGAAGGGGCGGTCAAGGAGGAGACCAACCTCGAGCGCGAGATCAGGCTCCGGTTCGCCGCCCTGCGGCTGTGGCAGCGCCTTGCCGAGGCGGATCGCCGCTCCTTGGTCGGCAACTATGCCGGCGTGATCCTGCGCTTCGCCGACAGCAAGCGGTTCGCCGAGCCGGTCGCCCGGGTGCCTGGCGGTTTGGACGGTCTCGTGGAGATCATCCCCGCCTGGGAAGGGCAGCTCGCGGTGTCCGAGTGGGACACCAGCGAGACCTCGCCGACCTATGGCCAGCCCATGATGTTCCAGTTCAACGAGGCGGCAGTCGGGAAGATCGGCGGCCAGCCGCGGGCGTTCAATGTCCATCCCGACCGGGTCGTCGTCTGGTCCAGGGATGGAACGATCCACGCCCGATCCAGTCTTGAGCCCGGCTACAACGACCTGATGACGCTTGAGAAGGTCATCGGCGCCGGCGGCGAGGGCTTCTGGAAGAACGCGAAGTCCGCGCCGGTCCTCGAGGTCGATGCCGAGGCGAATATCGAAGCCATGGCCCGCGCCATGGGCGTCAAGCCCGAGGAGATCGCGGACAAGATGTCGGCTCAGGTCGAGGGCTGGCAGAAGGGGTTCGACAAGCTGCTGATGGTGCAGGGCATCCAGGCGAAGACCCTCGGCGTCACGCTCCCCAGCCCGGAGCACTTCGTGGCCGTTGCGCTGCAGTCCTTCGCCGCGTCGTTGTCGATCCCCCTGAAGATCCTCGTCGGCACGCAGACCGGTGAGCGCGCCAGCACCGAGGACGCGGCCGAATGGGCGCAGACCAACATGTCGCGCCGGAACAACGAGGTCGTGCCGAACATCATGACGCTCGTCGACCGGCTCGTTCGCGTCGGAATCATCCCCGAGCGGGACTGGCACCTGGACTGGTCGGACCTGACCGAGTCGTCGATGTCCGAGAAGATCGATCGGGCCAACAAGATGGCCGACACGAACCAGAAGATGAAGGACGGCGGCGAGCTGGTGTTCACGCCGGAGGAGATCCGCGCCGCGGTCGATCTGGAGCCGCTGTCCGAGGCCGACAAGTTCCGCGAGGAGCCCGAAGACGACGAAACGGGCGCGGCGATAACGCCGCCGGCCAAAGCGAAGTAAACCCCACAAGGACCAACCGATATGCCGAGACCAACGGACAAGCCGAAGGCGATCAGCGCGTCGAGCGTTGGCAAGGCTATTGCGTGGCTTGAAAAGGCCATCGACCTCCACAAGAAGCACATGGATGGCAGTGCGCCGACCACCGGGAAGGACGGCGAGAAGAGCCAGATGCTCATGATGGAGCTGATGGAAACGGCCTTGTCGTATCTCCAGGGTGATGGCGGCACGACACGCATGGCCGGCATGAACAGCAGCGCTGCTGCCCGGCGTCAGGTCCGCGTGAACATCCGTGCCCGCGCCAACACCAAAGCGGTGCGCAAGGAGAAGCGGAACGGCCGGGACGTTGTGATCGTCCCCGCCGCCACGCTCCCCGACAACGTGGTGATGAACGGAATCCAGTACCCGGCCGACGAGATCGAGAAGAGCTACATCGGCCTAAACCGCACCCCGGCGCCGCTGGGGCATCCCACCATCAACGGCAAGTTCGTCTCCGCCCGGGATCCCGAGGGGATCAACATCGGCTGGATCGGTGCCTGGAACGAGAACCTGCGCCGCGAGAACGGCCGCGTCCTGATGGACAAGGTCATCGACGTCGAGCGCGCGAACCAGACCGAAGGCGGCAAGGCGGTC